CTATGGGGGTGGGGGTGGGTAGGCGAAGGGTGGGGTTTTTCTAATCTGGATCGTCTGGGTAGAATAGGGGGTAAAAACGCAAGGTGCTTCTTACAAAAAGTCATACCATTAAACTAAAAGGCCACTTTTATAAAATTTAAAATCCTTGCCACTATTTTCAAAGGGCAACTTTTAAGTAGATGGTTATTTTCACTTGCCTTTATCGGTCGTCAGGCCACAGATCCCTCTGCCGGGAGCTTTTTTCACTCCTAGTTTCTGTCTCATTTTGCGAACGGCCTGAAGGGTAACGACTCTGCCAGTACTCTCTGTTAGTGCTGCCGCAATTTCCACATCCTTCATCGCGTGCGCATTGTCTCTGATGAAGTTTTTATCGTTTTCTGACCATTTCACATTCATTTATCGTCTCCAATCTGGTTTAGGGTGTATAATATATTGTATTATATCACCACTTTTCGGAGAAAAAACATGAAAGTTCCAATTTATAATATTAGAGGCAGTGTTGTTAAAGTCATCGAGACTGACGAAACTAAAGAATCTGCTAAAGCTGATATTGAAAAGGCTGAAAAAGCGGAAGCCTCGGAAAAGAAACCAAAAGACATCAAGGATTTGCTAAATGATGATACCTGATGGATACACAGAGCAGGAAGTCTTAGACATAATTGCTAGAATTTCTGTTAAGTTGTCAGGTAAATTCAAATTCGGCTATCATGAGTCCGAGGATATGAAACAGCAAGCCGCATTGTTTGCTTGGCAAGGTCTAGAATCTTACGATGGTGTTAGACCTTTAGAGAATTTTCTATGGGTACATGTTCGCAATCGCTTATACAATTTTAAACGAAACAATTATTCTCGCCCAGAAAAACCATGTGATAGCTGTCCATTTGCAGCCTATGTAAATCATGAGTGCATCAAATACGATTCTATGAACGATTGTTCCATTTATTCAAAATGGATTAAACGCAATCAAACCAAAAAGAACCTGATGTCTACTAAATCATGCGACAATCCAGTATTTGACAAAAAGTCATCCGTGGACGACCAAGTATTTTCCAAAGAGATATATGATCTAGTTGATTCTAAAATTCCTGTCTCATTTCGAGAAGATTGGATCAGGTTCACAAACAAAATCAAAATATCAAAAAACAAAAGAGAACAACTTCTAGAAAAGATCGCAGAAATCTTAAAGGACAATGGTATAGATATATGAGCAGAAAAAGAGGAAAGCTATCCACACAGGAAATGAACTATATTCGTCAAAACTGTTTCGATTTATCTCTAGAAGAGATTGCAAACAATCTTAACAGAACAGTAGAACCAGTAAAGAAGTTCATAGACAAAGAAAATTTAAAAGCAAGAGATTTAACAGATCAAGAACACCTTCTATCTACTTTACGAACCAGATACTATTACCATGAGCTAAAGAAGCAGATGAGTGATAGTGAGATCATATTCTTTGAGCATAACTGGGTAGACTTCTACAAGCAATTCAATGAAGATGTCACGCATACCGAAGAAATGCAAATCCTAGAGGTAATTCGTACAGAGATCCTTATCAATAGATCTATGGAAGATCGTCAAGAAATTATCAGACAAATTGATACCCTTGACAAGCTCATTTCTGACGAACTTGACAAAGAAGAACCAGATCAAGATGGTCAATTAGTTGCCGTTTGGCAAACACAGATGGGTGCTATGATTGGTAGCAAGTCAAGCTATATCAACGAGCATGAGAAGCTTCTCACGAAGAAGGAACGCTATCTTAAAGACCTCAAAGGTACTAGAGAGCAAAGAAAACGTGTTGCTGATGATGCCAAGACTAACTTCTCTATGTGGATGCGTCAATTAGATACCATTGAGATGAAGGAGCGAGAAGGATTCGATATGGAGGTCCAAGCTATTGCTGCACAGAAAGCTAGAGAAAGACTTTCAGATTTTCATGAATATGAAGATGGTGAGGTCGATCAACCACTTCTTAATTCAGACACTTACACGCCGGAAGAGGACTAATGTTTAATAAGATTGTAGACGACGAAATTTTTAAGCTAGTCGAAAACCAAGTCAAGCCATTTAGAAATCATTATTCTCCCGAGTTTTTATTAGAAAAGTATAAATACGGTGTGAGTGATGTCATGGTTTATTTTAACTCTGGCGGCATGAATATAGTAGGTAATCAGGATCTTTTTCATAACAAACATATTGTCAATGTTCGCGCAAGAATGTTTGGTCAGCTAATGCAGCACGCTATGCAGAAGTATCCGTCTATTATGAGTTCGCTTAATTTAACTGTTCCTTTTTGTTTCTCGGATACATCTGATCTTCCATTACAACCTATTCCATGTCTAGTATTCAGTAAAGCCGCATACTCAACTAACATATTGATCCCAAGCTTAGATAATATCTTTCAATCTAACCACTTGCAACAAGTTGATGCTTATGATACTCCTTTGTCTCAAAAAGAGAATCGCATGTGCTTCTTTGGATCATTCACAGGTAATGTGGTAGACAAAATAAAAGATAACACTCGCTTGCAGATCGCAGCAAAAGCAGCTAATTCTGATAGTATAGTTTGTAGGATATCTAGACCTCCTATGTTCCCAGAAGATAGCTTTCAAGAAGCAATCAATAGAGCTAACGAGGTTTGTCCAGAATTAAACAATGAAATAATTTTAAATGATGAAAGAGGCATAGGAATCCCAGAGCAACTAAGATACAAGTATCAATTATGCGTTGATGGTCATGTATCTGCTTGGTCTAGACTTCCTTGGCAAATGTACAGTAATTGCATACCATTTAAGGTTCGCAACAGAAAGAAGTCGTGGATCGAATGGTTTTATCCTTTAATGGATTTTTCAAAACATTGTATAGAAGTCGATATGGATGATATAGAGGAAGCATACAAGTACATAGAGAGTAATACACAGTTACAAGAAGACATCTCCAGATCAGGTAAAGAGTTCATTACCAAATACTGGAATCAAAATTTAGCTATTGATGTCTTTGTTCAAACGCTTATACTACTTAACCAAATACAGAATAGGACTTAAAATGAAGAAGAAGGCTTTAGTTACGGGTGTCGCAGGACAAGATGGTTCTTATTTAGCGGAGCTATTATTAGAAAAAGGGTACGAAGTACACGGTTTAGTGAGAAGAACCAGTAACGAAAACGCCACATATCGCATAGATCACATAAAAGATAGGATAAATCTTATAGAAGGTGAGGTTTCGGACTCAGGATCGGTGTATTCCATTGTAGAGGAATATAAGTTTGATGAGATTTACAACCTTGCTGCACAGTCGCATGTGGGTACAAGTTTCAAGCAACCGGATTATACCATGCAGGTAGATGCGCTTGGTCCTCTGCACTTCTTAGAGGCCATTCGTCGTTATTCTCCTAAAACGAGATTCTATCAAGCCTCGACTTCCGAACTCTTTGGAAAGAACTTTACCGAGGTTAGAGAGGCATGGGAAGATATGGTCGTTGACAGGTATCAGGACGAGAATACGGAATTTATGCCGCAAAGTCCTTATGCCGTAGCTAAACTTGCTGCACACAATTTGGTTAGGATTTACCGTGAAGGTTATGGTTTACATGCCGGATGCGGTATTTTGTTTAACCATGAGAGTGAGAGAAGGGGTGAGAACTTCGTTACGCGAAAGATCACCAAGTGGCTTGGAGAGTATAAGGTTTGGGCTGAAACACACGGTGTTGTTAATCCAACCTTCTCAGAAGATTATATTCATTACGAGAATGAGTCGTTCCCTAAGCTTAGGCTTGGGAATATTAAGGCTTGCCGCGATTGGGGACATGCCCAAGATTATGTTGAGGCTATGTGGCTCATGACACAGCAAGACTCCGCTGATGATTATGTGATCTCTACAGGTGAGACATACTCCGTTCATGACTTTTTAACAGAGGCTTTTAATGTTATTTCCATTTCTGATTATGACCAATATATCGTTATTGATCCTAAGTTTTACAGGCCAGCCGAGGTTGAATACCTCAAGGGTCGAAGTGACAAGGCAAAAGAAGTATTAGGCTGGAGTCCTAAAATTTCTTTCAAAGAGCTAGTAAAACGAATGGTATGGAGCGATATTAATGGCAAAAAAGAAAAAGTACACAAATTACAGAAAGAGGAACTATAATAAAGGGAAAGTTCCCTATAAAAAATGGAAGAATTCGGAGAGAGACTTTTCAAGTCCAGAGTACAGGGCTTGGAGAGACAATGTTAAGAAGAGAGACAAGTACCGCTGTCAATGGCCCGGATGTTGCAGTAATAAAAGTATCCAAGTTCACCACATAAAGACTTGGGCTAATTATCCTGCTATGAGGTTCGTTGAAGCGAATGGTATAACTCTATGCAAAAGATGTCACGATAGTATCCGTGGGAAAGAAGCTGATTATGAGTTCTTTTTCATGAAGGTTCTAGAATGGCAGATGCTAGAGAAAATCAAAAAGTTCAAAGAATAGAACAATGCAAAAATTCACAATAATACGCGACACAAGAGAAAAACCCGAACATGGCTGGACTTTTGAACCAGATGCCTATTGTTGGGGTACAGAAATTGCCAAGGTTGATACTGGTGATTATACAGTCGAGGGTCTAGAGCATTATGTTTGTGTTGAAAGAAAACAAAGCATAGATGAGTTTGCCCACAACTGTATCGAGAAAAGATGGAAGAAGTGTATGGAACGCATGTCTGAGTGTAAACATGCCTATATCCTTTTTGAATTTTCTTGGTACGATGTAGACACATATCCCAGATCAGCCAAGGTTCCAAAGCACGTTAGAAATAAGTTAAGGATTCCTGCAAAATACATACGAAAAGTAATTCACACCGCAAGAGAAGATTACGGTATCCATGTGATTGCTTGTGGTGATAAATACAAGGCAGAGAAATTAGCTTATAGGATATTAAGGAAGGCCCATGAGTTACGATGTAGAGAGTTATGATTATGCTTGGCTAAGACTCAAGAACGAAGATATCAAGGGGATGAAGAATCCTCTTCTGGATCTTGATGAGTGGGCGCAAGAAAACTTCCATCTTCATGTTTTAAAGATCATGAGGAATCCTAAGTATATGCACTGGACTGTGAAGACCTTGTTAAATATTGATTTGCTTCCTGAGCAAGTTGTTATTATGCAAGAGCTTTGGAGCAAGTCCTTTCCTATGTATATTGCTAGTCGTGGTTTTGGTAAATCGTTTCTCTTGGCGGTTTATGGTACTCTGAGAAACCTTTTGGTTCCCGGCTCAAAGATAGTAATAGTAGGTGCTGCCTTTAGGCAGTCCAAAGTTATTTTTGAATATATGGATGTCATTTGGAAAAATGCTCCAATTCTAAGAAGTCTATGTAATGACGCAAGTGGTCCTCGTCGTGATGTTGACCGCTGTACCTTGAAGATTAACGACAGTTGGACTGTTGCTGTTCCTCTTGGTGATGGTAACAAGATTCGTGGTCTTCGCGCTCATACAATTATAGCTGACGAATTTAACTCCATTCCTGTTGAGATTTATGAAACTGTTGTTGCCGGTTTTGCCGCTGTTTCTAAAGATCCGTCTGGGAATGTAAAAGAAGCTGCTAAACGAAAAGCCATGCAAAAAGATGGTGTGTGGACCGAGGCCAATGAAGAGCAATTTGACACTCGGCATAAAAACCAGTCTATATTATCTGGAACGGCTGGATATGATTTCGAGCCTTATGCAGATTATCATAGAAAATATAAAAGCACTATCAAGAGTGGTGGAAAAGTTGAAAAAATGGTATCAGATGATGGAGAAGAAGGTGCGGCAGATGAAATACCAGACTATATGAAGAGACTTAATCATAAAGAGTTCTCTGTCATAAGGATGCCGTATGAGTTGATTCCTGAAGGGTTCATGGATGACCAGCAAGTTTCTCGCTCTAGGGCAACTATGCATAATGGTATTTACTTGATGGAATATGGTGCTTGCTTTGCTAAAGACTCTCAAGGTTTCTTTAAACGAACAACTATTGAATCATGTGTAGCTAGTGATAAGAATATAGCCAAAGATGGTTGGCCCACATTTTGTCCAGATCCATTTGATGTTATGATTAGAGGTAGATCTGATCGTAAGTATGTATTTGGAATTGACCCAGCTTCCGAGGTTGATAATTTTGCTATTATTGTTCTTGAGCTTCATGCGGAACATCAAAGAATAGTTTACTCTTGGACAACAAACAAGAAAGACTTCCAGACAAGAAAAAAGATGGGTCTTACTAATGTAGATGATTATTATGGGTTCTGCGTTAGAAAGATTAGAGATTTGATGCAGGTTTTCCCTTGTGTCAAGATAGGCTTGGATGCTCAGGGTGGAGGATACGCTATTGCTGAAGGATTGAGAGATCCAGATAAAATGAATCCTGCCTTCAATGAAGTTCCTATTTTGCCAGTTATAGATGAGAATAAAGAAAAAGATACAGACCGCTTGTCTGGTTTACATATCTTAGAGTTGGTCCAGTTCGCAAATGCTCAGTGGCTATCTGGTGCTAATCATGGTCTTAGGAAAGATATGGAAGATAAGATGTTCCTATTCCCCCGATTTGACCAGTTGACTCTTGGTATGATTTCTAGTCAGGATGAGATTAGATTCAATGAGATGAAAAAGAAATTTGGCGATACAGCTAATCTAAAGCTTTTCGATACACTTGAAGATACAGTTATGGATATCGAAGAGTTGAAAACAGAACTATCAACAATTATGGTAACTAGAACTTCTGCTGGTAGAGAAAGGTTTGACACTCCTGAGATCAAGCTTGGAACCGGAAAGAAGGGCAGAATGAGAAAAGATAGATACAGTGCTTTGATTATTGCCAATATGATTGCTAGGGAAATACACAGGGAAATTCCGAATCCTTCTTATAATGTGATCGGTAGAGCAGCTAATAATTTGTATGGCAAGAAGTCAGAAGATAAACAAAACATGTATTTTGGTCAGGATTGGGCCAAATCATACACTATGAACTCTGTAAGAATTATAAATAGGCATTAATACACAATTCAATGCCCATTGGTGTATAATAGAATAACCATTGATAATTTTACTTAGTTTATAAGGTTGGAGCAAATGTCTAAGAATAAATATCCAAAGTCAAAAATGATAGAGCAGGCAGCTTTTGGTGAAAATCAACCTGCATATGTTAGCTGGGCATCAGAAGATAATGAAGATTTAGCCTTCAGCACATATCAAAAAACTCTAGAAGAAGCATCTCATTCCACTGCTGGAGCTTCATATCAAAGAGATTTCAGAAACCTTACAGACTATGCTGGAAGTAGACCGGGACTCAATAGTTCAGACTTCGACTGGTTTAGACCCGGACAGGCAGCACCCCAAAAACCAAAGGATATAATTGCTTTTGGTAGATATGCCTATAGAAGAATTGGCTTGGTTCACAATGCTATTGATCTTATGGGAGACTTCTGTAGCCAAGGTATCAGACTGGTACATCCTAATAAAAGGATCGAAAGATTCTACAATGATTGGTTCTCCAACGTGGAAGGACTTAGAGTTTCCGAACGTCTAGCTCATCTTCTCTTCAGAGAAGCGAATGTGCCAATTCGGTGGTACACCGCAAAGATCAATAAGCAAAAAAGATTGGATATGCAAAGGGCTATTGCTGGAGATGTTAGATCCGATATGGATGATCCGGTATTTAAAAAGAATGAGATTCCTTGGAGATATAATTTTATTGACCCATTGTTGGTGGAACCGATTGGTGGTCCATTGGGAGTTTTGTCCAACAAAAACGCGCTTAGATTATCCGTACCATTGAATCTACAAAACCAAATCAAGAAGATTCAGCATAGCGATGACCCAAGAGCCAGAGAGGTTCTGGAGACGATTTCCCCAGATATTTTGAAAGCCGCAGAGGGTAATGGCAAGATAATTTTACCACCCGAAAAAACGAACATTTACTACTATAAAAAGGATGATTGGCAGACTTGGGCAGACCCAATGACTTATTCCGCATTTGAAGCGTTGAACCTATATCAGAGATTGCAGCTTACAGATAAAGCCGCTTTGGACGGTGCGATGAATAAGATTAGAGTATGGAAAATTGGTAGCTTGGAGCATAAACTAGCACCAACTCCTACTGCTGCTTCTACCCTTTCTGACATGCTTGGAGCGAATGTGGGTGGCGGAACCGTAGATATTATATGGGGTCCAGATATTGAATTGCTTGAAACGAGCAGCGATATCCAGTCCTATCTAGGTGAAGAGAAGTACAAGCCAACTCTTATGGCTATCTATGCAAGCTTGGGGATTCCTCCAACTCTTACTGGTACTTTTGGATCTGCTGGTACTACTAATAACTTTATTTCTCTAAAGACTTTAGTAGAGAGATTGAACTATGTTAGAAGTATTCTAATTAAATTCTGGAATGAACAGATCAAGCTAGTTCAAAGAGCTATGGGTTTCAGACAACCTGCTATTGTTGAATTCGATATTATGTATTTAGAAGATCCAGCTTCAATGGCTAATCTACTACTTAACATGGCAGACAGAAATATCGTCAGCGACGAGTTTGTTAGACGACACATTAAAGCCGTCCCAGAAATCGAGGATAGAAGGGTTCAGCAAGAGAATAAGTCTAGGGATAACAAAGATATGGAAAAGGTAAGTCCTTATCATCAAGTAGATAAAGATTACGGATTGAAGAAGATTGCCCTCCAGACAGGAGTTAGCAGTCCTTCTGAAGTGGGCTTGGAATTGGAGAAAAAGACTGATGATTCTTTGGTTGATGTGAGAGAAAAAGAGAAAAGTGGTCCACCTGTTGAGCCAGAGAATAATGCTGGACAACCGGGACGACCAAAGAACTCGAATGATGTTCAGAAGAGAAAACCAAAGCAGTTTACTCCTAAATTGAAAGCCAGTGCAGAGCTTTGGGCAAAGCAGGCTCAGGAGCAAATTTCTAAGGTAATTAACCCTGTTTTGTTGGAGGCTTTTGAGAAATCATCCCTAAGAAACCTCAATTCAGAACAATTTGAAGAGCTAGAATCCATAAAATTTGAAATTTTGTGTAATTTAAATATAGGCGACGAAATTACTGATAAGACCATCGCTCTCGCTTCAAAAGATGCTGATAGATCAATCCATAGAGAATTCGCAGGATGGGTCAAGGACGCAGAAGATCAGCTTGGTAAATTAAGCGTAGATCAGAAAAGAGACATGAGATTATCATATTTTGTAAATTATAAACTTGGGAACTAAAAATGAATGATATAAAAGTTTACGACTTAGAAAAGGAGCTTGGTCTAGAAGATCAGATTAGATCTCAGGCTTCTGTCGTTTTTGATGTTCCAGTTATGGGCGATACTAAAAGAGGTTCGTTGGAGTTGGACCTTACTGGTAAAAGTTTTGCATCTGTTGATGACCCAGACTTATATCATGTGTATTCAATTTTAGTTTCAACTGTATGGAATAGAAACGATGATGTTTTCACCAAGGAAGAGGTTTGGGCAGCTAGGAATACTCCTATCTTTAAACCAACTAATCTAGAACACGACGAGAAGCAGATGGTCGGTTCAATAGTTGATAGCTGGCCTGTTGATATGAATTTTGATTTAATTCCAAATGATATCGAACCTTCTGATCTTCCTGATGAATATCATCTATTGGTGTCTTCTGTTATTTATAGGCAGTGGCAAGATCCAGATCTTAAAGCAAGGGCAGAAGAGTTAATTGAGGAAATAGAAGCTGGTCAAAAATACGTTTCTATGGAGTGCTTATTTAAAGGATTTGATTACGGAATTACAAGCCCAGATGGTACAAACCATGTAATCGCAAGGAGTGAAGAATCCTCCTTTTTAACTAAACAGCTAAGAGCCTACGGTGGACCCGGAACCTATCAGGACCACAAAATCGGAAGAGTTCTTAGAAATGTTACTTTTAGTGGCAAAGGTTTTGTTAATCGACCTGCAAATCCAGATAGTATCATTTTCGATAAAGAGTCTGTTTTCTCATTTGCAAACATACAAAATGGAGAAAAGTTGATTTTAAAAGAAAATGGTGTAAATAATCAAGAGAAGCAACTATTTTCAGATGAGAATATCTCAAATCAGGAGAATATAACAATGTCAAATGAGATTTTGAATAATCAAATTGAGGAGCTAAAGGAAACTGTGGCTTCTCTACAAACAGAAAATAAAGAATTATCTTCAAAACTTGCCGAAGCTAATGAGTCAGAGCGCGAAGCAAGAGTTGCAGAATTGGAAACAACTGTCGCAGAGTTGGAAGCCAAGATTGCAGATCTTACTTCACAATTGACTGAAGCTGGTGAGAAGTCTGAGTCACTTGCATCAGAACTTACATCTAAGTCCGAAGAACTTGAAACAGTTCAAGCTGAAATGGATAAGATGAAAGCTGAAGATAAAATGAAAGCAAGAAAGATGAAGATGGCTGAAGCTGGTCTTTCCGAAGAAGAGATTGAGGCAAAGTATGAGGCTCTTGCTGGCCTTAACGATGAGCAGTTTGATATGTTTGTCACAACTGTTGCAGATATGCACTCAAAGAAAAAGAAGGAAGACGAAAAAGATGCTGACGCTATGCCAAAGGTAAAAGCAGAAGAAGACACTGAAGCAGAAGCACCAGCAGAAGCAGAAGAGTCAACTGAAGCTGAAGCAGAAGAAGTTGAAGAAACCGAAGCTGCCGAATTGGTTCAAGAAGAAACAGAAGTCGGAAACGTTGCTGTTTCAAGTGAAAACGAAGAAGACGAAATTTCTTCAGCACGCGCAAGTCTACAACAATGGGTTGAAGAGTGCGTTATCAAAAATGATAAGTAATTTAAATTTTAAAAAATATAACTAATAATTGAGAAATTAGATAGGAGATTAAAATGGCTCTTAAACCAGATCGTGTAGAACACTTGACTGATATTTCATTCTTCAAGAATGATGCAGTTGCAGAAAGAGGTATCATCGTTGCTCACAGCACAGGTGGCTCAGGTGCAGCTATGGATGACGCTTTGGCACAAGTTGCTGACGTTTCAGCTACTAGTGACTTGGCAGCGGGTTTGTTGTTGAACGATGTTGTTAATCTTGACTTGACTCGTCAGCACTACAACATGCACAAAGATGAAGTACAACTTGGTGGCAAAGTAACTTTGCTTCGTCGTGGTACTGTCGTTACTGACCAAATTTCAGGTACTCCTGTTATTGGTGAAGCTGCTCACTTCGCAGCAGATGGTCGTTTGGTAACTTCCAGCCAGTCCAGCGCAAGTATGCAAGTTGGTCGTTGGCTCAGTGTCCCTGACGCTGACGGTTACGCAAAATGCGAAATCAACATTGTTTAATAAAAATTAATATTGGAGATAAAAAAATGAAAGATTTTGACTATAGCAGTGAAATGGCTGCACTTTTGAAGCAGTCAGGTTCAAAGAACAAGGAAGAGTCACTTGCTGGCGTTAGCGAATTGGCAAAAGCTCTTGAGCTTCCTCTTCGTAAGGGCGTTATGAGTGGCGACATTCTTGACGGTATCTTTGAAGTTGTTAATCTTGGTCCCGGTGCAACTAGCGAATTCCCATTGGATTTCCTTGCTCCCGGTAGCGAGAAAGATTTTGTGGCTTACACAATTCCTAATCACGGTCGTATTCCTGAGCGTCATGTTGAAGGCGATTACGTCATGGTTCCTACCTATGACATCGGTGCTTCAATCGACTGGCTTTTGAAGTATGCTCGCGATGCACGTTGGGATGTTGTTGGTCGTGCTATGGATGTTATGCGTTCACAGTTCACCAAGAAGATGAACGACGATGGCTGGCACACACTCGTTTCAGCAGGTGTTGATCGTAACATCTTGATCTACGATGCAGACGCAGCAGCGGGTCAGTTCTCAAAGAGACTTGTTTCTCTTATGAAAGTTACCATGCGCAGAAACGGTGGCGGAAACTCAAGCTCCATCAACCGTGGAATGTTGACAGACCTCTTCATCAGCCCAGAAGCACACGAAGACATTCGTAACTGGGGTGTTGACGAAGTTGATGAAATCACTCGTCGTGAGTTGATCACATCTGAAGGCGGACTTTTGACAAGAATCTTTGGTGTCAACTTGCACACCTTGGATGAGCTTGGAGAAGGTCAAGAGTACCAGTTGTTCTATGAGAACGATCTTGCTGGAACTCTTCCTGCTGGCGACAGCGAAATCGTTGTTGGTCTTGACATGTCAAGCAACGACAGCTTCGTAATGCCAGTTCGTGCTGGTCTTCAGATCTTTGAAGACGACACACTTCATCGTCAGCGTAGAGCAGGTTTCTACGGCTGGGCAGAGCAAGGCTTTGCTTGCTTGGACAACAGAAGAGTCCTTCTTGGCTCATTCTAATCTGTAGTCTAAATTTAATTTAAGAGAGCCAGTGGTGGTACTAAGAGCTACCGCTGGCTTTTTTTATATATGGTGGTACTAAGAGCTACCGCTGGCTTTTTTTATATATCTCACATTTGAGCCAGAGGAGCTAATAGTCATGGCATTAAGACTTAGAGATAGGGTTAGACAGAAAACCACGACAACAGGTACAGGAACCTTAACTTTAGGCAGTGCTGTGAGTGCGTTCAGTACTTTTGCCGATAGGCTTTCCGATGGCGATTTAACATATTATGCTATTTCTAATGCGACTCAATATGAAGTAGGTTCAGGTGTATACCTTACCGGAACCTTATCTAGAGATACTATTTTTGCTAGTACCAATAGCGATCAAAGAATTAATCTATCTGTTGAATCAGATGTATTTATAACTTATCCTTCAGACAAGTCAGTTCATTTATCTGAGGATCGAATTGCAACTGGTGTTCAAGCTATAGACTGGATTTTAAATGGAAGTCCAGCATATGCAGAAGGAAGAGTTTTTTACGATAATATCAATCATGCCTTGGCTGTTTATAATGATGAGCCAGATATCACGTTGCAGGTTGGTCAAGAAAATTATATTAGAG